CTACGATTCATTTTGGGTAGAAATTGGTGCTGGTTCAGGAGTTGGTTTAGACTCTATTGTGCTAGGAGATGATACAACAGGGAATTATGTTGCTTCATTAGTTGCTGGAACAGGGGTTACGCTTTCAAACAATTCTGGAGAAGCAACAACTCCTACAATCGCTGTTGATACATCGGCAATACAGGTTCGTGTTACAAATGTTTCAGACACAGAAATTGGATATCTTGACGGAGTTACTTCTGCTATCCAAACGCAAATTGATGCTAAGGCAAGTTCTAATAGCTCACCTGTCATCACTCTTTCGGGTGATTTAAGTGGTTCTGCAACTTTAACAAATCTTGGTAATGCAACGATTACTGCAACAATTGTAGCGAACTCGGTTGCTCTTGGAAGTGATACTTCTGGTGATTATGTACAGTCGCTTGTTGCTGGAACGGGGATTACCCTTTCTAATAATTCTGGTGAAGGAACAACTCCAACAGTTGCTGTAAACACTTCAACAATAGCAACTTTAGCCTCTCCTATATTTACAGGGGATGTAACAGTAAGTAACAATTTAATTGTTAGTGGAAACCTTACAGTTAGTGGATCAACTACAACAGTAAATACTGAGACAGTAACAATTGATGATAACATCATTGTTTTAAATAATAATGTAACAGGTTCACCAACAGAAAATGCTGGTGTTGAAATTGAGCGTGGTACATCAACGAATGTACAACTTCGCTGGAATGAGACCACAGATAAATGGCAATTTACTAATGACGGAACTAACTTCACCGACCTTGGTGCTGGTGGTGCAACAATTTCAGAAACTGCACCTAACTCACCTATCGGCGGTCAGATTTGGTTTAACTCCGACAGTGGTGGTACTTATGTTTATTACGGCTCTGCCTGGGTAGAAGTTGGTGCTGCTCCAGTAAATGTCATGCTTCAGGCAATTGATGCCAAAGGTGACTTGCTTATTGGAACCGCAGATAACACTGTTGGGAAAGTAAGTGTTGGAAGCAACAGTCAGTTGCTACGAGCAAATAGTTCAACAGCAACGGGGGTTGAGTGGTTTACTCCTTCTTATGCTCCAGCCGCATCTCCAACATTTACAGGTACAGTAGTTCTCCCATCAGATACATCAATCGGAAATGTCAGCTCTACCGAAATCGGATATGTAGATGGAGTAACTTCTGCAATACAAACTCAGTTGGATTCTAAACTTACAGCAACTACGGCTGTTACTTCAAACCGTAATGCGATTATCAACGGCTCTATGAATGTGTGGCAACGAGGCACGACAGTTCAAACAAACACTGGACAAGGTGCTTATGCTGCTGATAGGTGGTGTGGGGCGCACCAATTCCAGAACTCACGCACCCAGAGAACATCTATATCTTCCCCACCGTCTGGTCTCTTATCTCAATATGCTTTGCGTTCAAGCAGTTCAACCACGGCACAGAGCGCCAACGGAACAAGAATGAGAATTGCACAAAAATTAGAATCTCTAAATTCCTACAAACTGCGTGGTCAGCAAGTAACTCTTTCTTTCTGGGTAAGGTTTTCTAACGCAACAGTTTCAAGCATTAGTAACGCTGGCGGTGGCGGTGATAGTGCCTATGGGAACTTTGGTTATTCAATAGGTTCGTACACCAGTACCACTGATTCGGCAACTAACACATCCGCTGCAGACGCAGCCACAAATGCAACTATCACAAACGGCTCGTTGCCGACTACATGGACAAAGTACACCTTGACAGGAACTATCTCTTCTACAGCAAACAATGTTGATGTTGTGTTTGGTTTTTCTTCTCTTGGTAGTACAACTTCTGCTGACACAGAATGGTTTGAACTTGCCCAAATTCAACTTGAGGCTGGTGCTGTTGCTACACCATTTGAGTTTGAAGACTACGGAACCACATTCGCCAAATGCCAGCGTTACTTTGAAACACAAGACTGGACTATAAACACATTCAGACTTGCCGTAGTATATGCAACATCAGGACCAGCGCAAGGTTACTTTATGTTTACACCAAAAAGAGTTACGCCTACTTTTTCTTGGAGTGGCAACGGTTCGGCAAGATATATTTATCAAAACGGTAATGCCACTGGAAGCCAAACATTAAGTACCTCATATTCAAGTTACAATGGTTCGTCTTTTGCGACATCTAGTTCGTTTGCATACACTACTGGTTGGGTGGATAATGCTGGAACACTATCTATTAGTGCGGAGTTGTGATGGTCAATTATTTTATTAGAACTGCAACAGAGTTTTCACAAGAGTCAGTAGTCAGGGTTGATGCTGATTCAACTTTGTGGTTTATCCCAAATGACCCTGCTAACTCTGACTACCAGCAATACCTAGCATGGGTTGCTGAAGGTAATATTGCGGAAGAATGGAATCCAGAGGAGAATATCTAATATGCCGCTCACATTTCCTTCATCCCCATCTAATGGTGAAATCTATGTTGTTGGCTCCCGTACATGGACATGGAACGGGTCTATTTGGGAGATTAATGGAACCGCTGCTGGTGTTGCTTCTGTTGGAGAAACCGAACTTACTTCAGATGCTGTAACTACTGCAAAAATTGCTAACAGCGCTATCACTACTGCAAAGATTGCTAACAGCTCTGTGACTGTTGCAAAAATTGAATCTAATCCAACATTTACGGGAACGGTAACTCTTCCTGCAAACACATCAATTGGCAATGTTTCCAGTACGGAAATCAGCTATGTAGATGGGGTCACTTCTGCAATTCAGACACAATTGAATGATAAAGCGCCAATAGCGTCACGGATTCCCGTTGGCGTAATTTCAGCATATGCAGGTTCTTCTGCCCCTTCTGGCTGGTTGCTGTGTTTCGGTCAAGCAGTAAGTCGTTCTACCTATTCAGATTTGTTTGCAGCACTAAGTACAACTTATGGTGCAGGTGATGGGTCTACGACTTTTAATCTTCCTGATTTGCGTGGGCGTGTTGCTGCTGGCGTTGACAATATGGGTGGTTCTGCTGCTTCACGCTTGACTAGTACGGTGTTGTCGGCTTCTAACACACTTGGTGCTTCTGGTGGAGCGCAGACACATACACTTGATAGCACACAGATTCCTGCTCACTCACACCCAAATACTTTGGGTTCAAACATTGTTGCTTCAAATGGGCATACTCATACTGCTGGAAGTCTTATGGCTGGATTGAACTTCTTCAATGCTGGTGGTGTTAACTACGCTGACCATTATAGTGTTTCCAGCGGTGGAACATATTCAGAAAATCAACGAGCACAGTTTCCTGCTGGTGGTGCAGTATCTGGATTGAGCGAGTCAAATACTGTTGGTATTGGAGTAGTCGGAAGCACATCTGGAAACTCTGGCTCAACCACTGTTTCAATCACTAACGCAAACAATACAGGTGGCGGTAGCGCACACACCAACACTCAGCCAACACTTGTTTTGAACTATATTATTAAGGCGACACTATGACGATTTTTGATACGACACAAGATATTAAACCTGGTATTTGCACTAGCGCAACACGACTTGAAGCGTTGGGGGCATAATGGCTATTGACTTTCCTAACTCCCCGTCTAATGGTGAAATTTATACTGTTGGATCTAGAAAGTGGAGGTATGACGGACAGAAGTGGATTGTCCTCGCTACCAGTGAAGGCGATGCAAGCATAAGTGTTTCTTTAACAGCACCACTATCCCCAGCAGTTGGTGATTTCTGGTTTGAATCAGACACTGGTAAAACATTTGTTTATTATGATAGCTACTGGGTAGAGATGTCCAGTGTTGATGGTTTGCAAGGAGCTAATGGATCAACAGGTCCAGAAGGCGGAAGTCTAACCTTAACAACAAAAGGAGACATCTTAACAAAGAATTATTCTAGCCTTGCAAGGCTTGCTGCTGGATCAAACGGACAAGTTTTGTCTGCAAATTCATCTTCTGAAGTCGGGCTGGAATGGGTAACTCCAACAGTATATGCAACAGTTGCTAATTTAAGTACATTATCAAATACCGTAACAAGTATTTCTGGTAATGCAGATACTCTCTCAAACACTGTTACAACATTGTCTGGTAATGTAAGCACTCTTTCAAATACCGTTTCTTTAAAAGCCAATATTGCTTCCCCAGATTTTACTGGAGTACCAACAGCGCCTACTGCTAACAGCACAACAAATACAACACAAATTGCAACTACTGCTTATGTAAAAGCTGTTGTTGGTGATTTAATAAATTCAGCACCAGCAGCATTAGATACTCTTGGTGAGATTGCAACATCTCTTGCAAATAATTCATCTTTGTCATCAACGCTTACAACCTCAATTGCTTTGAAAGCACCACTTGCAGATCCTACCTTCACGGGTAATGTTTCGGGTATTACAAAAACAATGGTCGGTCTTGGAAGTGTTGATAATACAACAGACCTTGGAAAGCCAATCTCAAACGCTACACAAACTGCTTTGAACTTAAAGGCTGATTTATCTGGACCAACATTTACTGGCAATGTTTCTCTACCTTCAACCACTTCAATTGGCAATGTTACATCAACCGAAATCAGCTATGTTGATGGAGTAACTTCCGCCATTCAGACACAGTTAAACGCTAAAGCACCATTATCTAATCCAACTTTTACAGGAACTGTTTCTGGAATAACCAAGTCAATGGTTGGTTTAGGTTCTGTAGATAATACAGCGGATACAGCAAAACCTGTGTCAACAGCGCAACAAACCGCTCTTAACTTGAAAGCAAACTTAGAGTCGCCTACTTTTACTGGAAACATAACAGAAGATTTTACTCACGGAATCGTACACAGACTGAGGCTGCAGGCTGGAAACAACGGTTTAGGTACTGGTGAGGTAAGTTTTCACTCTTGGATTAGTGAACCAGCCGCAACTTGGACTGGGTGTGGTATAGCAAGAAATAGAATAAACCAGGCTGGTTTCCCACGACCTAATACTGGTATTACTGCTCAAATGATTCGTTTTGATGAAAGCGGAAACATCATTTTCTATATGATGAATTCTTCTGGAGGAGAAAACACCATCACTTTTGATACAAGTGGTAACGCATACAAGCCAGGTGGTGGTTCATGGTCGGCGAACTCAGACATTCGTTTAAAAAACAATGTGCGTGACTATAACAAAGGCACAGCAGAACTTATGCAAATTCGTGTTCGTGAATGGGAACATAACGGAAAGGGTGGTATACAAGCAGGGTACAAGGGTCTTGGTGTTGTTGCTGACGAAATTGAATTAGTTCTGCCAGGTACGGTTCACACATATGAAGGAAAACTCAATCCCGAAGATGAAGAAACCACGGACATCAAGTCCGTTAACGCAACTGAAATCACTTGGTTGATGGTAAAGACTATTCAGGAACAACAGGCGGTTATTGAACAGTTGAAAACTAGGATTGAAGCACTAGAAAGCACAGTTGAGTAATACCAGTATCCTTTTATTTAGTGAATAAAGGCAAAATAAACATGAAAATTCGTAAAAAAGTTTTTTATAATCTATAATGGATACTAACTATGGCTGCTATTGATTTCCCTTCCAATCCCAATATTAACGACACTCACTCTGTCAATGGTAAAATCTGGTCTTGGGATGGGGAAAAGTGGATTAAAGACACACAAGAGGTTTCTAATAAAATTAATTATATGGAAGTGTCATTAGTGATGCAGACTTTTTAAAGGCTGAAAAACAGTATTACTGTTATAATTGAATTATGGATGATGTAAAGATTGAAACAAGCAAGACACTTACTTTAACATTGCCGAGCGATCCTGCCTCAAATGTTGTATCGGTAAGTCTATACCATGAGTTTGGGAATCTTGTTTCTGGTCCAACAAATGCAACAAGATCAAGTGCTGGAGTTTATACCATCACCTACGGTCAACAGGCATCTGGTATCTATATTCTAAATGCTGCGGGGAGATACCGAGCTGACTTTACTTATACAGTGAGTGCTGTTTCGTACACTCAGTCTCAGTACTTTAATGTTTATACCCCTTATATCACAGCAGCTAGCTTCTTTGAAGATCACCCAGAACTTGAAGATGAATGGTTTGATAAATTTGATAAGATTGAAAAGAAGATAAGAAATATTATCAACACATTCTGTGGTCAATCATTTGATTACTACCCGAACAAGACGATAGAGATTTCTGGTTCTGGAAGAAATTCATTACATCTTCCATTCCCAATAACAACTCTTAGAACAATCATTGCTGATGTCGGAACAAGTGATGAAACCACCATTCACAACTACCAGGATTCAACTGTAAACAATGTGGAAAAGGCTAAAGAGCCTCATAGCTTTGGAGCAACATACTATATTAAGTTTAAGAGATCAACCCTTGATAGCCCAAATGTTCTTATGCTTGTAAATAAGTTTTATAAGACTAGCGCTTACACAATTAGTGGTGATTATGGATGGCAGTTTGTTCCAAACAATATTGAGCAAGCTGCTGATCTTTTAATTGCTGATCATATGAATGATGATAATCAATACAGGTCGCATGGAATCAAGAGAGCCGATATGGATGCTATTGACTTGCACTTCTCTGATAAGTTCTATGAATCTACTGGGAATATTGATGCCGATGTTCTACTCATGGACTATACATTGTTTGTGATGGATTATGTGGTATAACAGATGGCTGAGAAAACCTATCTTAGATTTCCTCATAAAATAGGGATATACACTAAGTCTGTAGAAATAAATAGCGCTGGTCAAAGAGTTACAACATTTGTGTATAACTCTGATATTAAAGCCTTGTTTCAATCTGTTTCCAGCGAAAGAAGAATTGCGCCGTATAACGCAAACATTGATGAATTTCAGTTTTATATTTCTCACACAAATTCTCTACTTGCTGACTATGGAAATAGAATTCAGAATGTCAGAGATAGATACTCAAATGTTATAGAGGCTGGACCTTTTGAAATTATTAACATTGAAAAGAAAATGGGCTTTAATGGAAAGTTAAATCATATTTTACTTACAGCAAGGAAGGTGGTTGAAGGTGCTTAGGATGACTGTGAATAAATCTGCTTCAATACAGACAGAGGCTGCTGCACTATTCTTTGACACATTTCCAAATAGAATTCAAGCTGCTCAGGCAAGCGCTATGACAGCAGTTGCCCAAGAGGCTCCAGGAGTTCTTATGAAGTTTGGTAGAGCTGCTAAATACTTTCAGTTTGCTGTTCAAAGAACTGGGGTATCTGGAATTAAATTAACAATGTCTCCTGCAACTGGCGGTAAAGTTGCTTCTAGAAGTGATGGCTATAATGCGGCTATTGGCGCAGCTATTCTTCTTAGTGGTAGAAGAGGCGGTACCGTTATTAGACCAAAAGGTAAGCAAGCCCTTTCCTTCCGAGAAGGAACTTCTACTCATGGTGGAGATGGGGTTTATGGTGCTTCAAGGGTTTCTCCAATTAGATCAAAAAGACAAGAGATTTCAAGAGAGATGCGAGATATGGTCACAAGACAAATCAATGCCCATTTAAAGTATGTTGGTTTTGGCTCAAGAGGGTCAACACCAACTGGTCCAGATTTTTTAACAGCTGAGGAGTTCTAAAAATGCCTATTAGCGTCTATGACATAAATACATACTTAACAAGCGACTCAACGCTTGCTAACACCGCTGGTAAGGTTATGAGCTTCTTTCCCGTGGTTGGGTATGGGGATGAAACAGCCCCATTTGTAATTTACTTCTACAGCCCTTCAATTCCATCTGTTGAGGCTTATTGGCAAAGAAGGGATACTATTCGTTATTCAATTTATGATACTGATGTGGATAGATTGTTTTCAATTGGTGAAAGAATGATTTATCTACTTGGTCGTGGAGATCAGATCCAGAAGACTGGTGGTCCTGTTCCAAACAATGTGAGAGTTTTGTCAACTCAGCTTGTAACTGCATCATCTATGGAACCCATTGAAAAGCTGGGTTGGTATCAAATGGATCTGGATTTTAGTATATTATCTGTGGATTATAGTTAATAGAATTATCATTTGTGGTATCATAAATATATATGAAGTATAATGTAATTACATACATCGGTAAAACCCCTGGCTTTACCGCAAGATTAGGTTCTTATAGTTATGAGTTTGAATGGCAGAAAGGTCTCGGGATCGGAAGCCGTTCAAATGAAGTAAAAATTGATCATGCCATCAAGTTCGCAAGATGGCGTGATAAAAGGGGCAAGAAAATATTTGTCCTTGAGTAAATAGGAGGAAATATTATGGCAGTTACAACTGCAAATATTGTCGTAGGTGAGGCAGCTGTTAAAGTCGGTGCTTCAAACATTACTATGACGAATAGTGATTTTGATTCATTGAGTGATATTGGCGCAACCCAAGGTGGTGTTGAAATTTCATGGGAACCAGACATGGTTGACATTGAAATTGACCAGTACGGTGACGCAGCTAAGGTTATTCAATCAAAAGTTAAGGTCATGTTGAAGACAACATTGGCTGAAGCAACGCTGAACAACTTGGCAATTGCTTGGAGCTATGACAGAACAGATGGTGGTGATGACATCAAAGTAAACAACGATGGTGCAAATACCAAGACTTTCTTGTTCGGTTCACAGAGCGTGTATCCATACGAATATGCATTGCAGATCGTTGGAAACGCACCAGGTTCAACCGCATCGGTTACGAAGACTCGTAAGTTTAACACTAAGCGAGCAGTTTCGTTTGAATCGTCAATGATTTCAATGAAGAGAGCAGAGGCAACGATGTTCGCTGTTTCATTCCGTGTTCTCCCTAACCCAGCAGATACGGGTTACGAATACGGCAAGATTATTGATCAATCGTAATATAAAAATATAGTTGTACCAAACTTAGGCGAACCCCTTGATGACTGTGGTATCATAGTTAATCAAGGGGTTTTCCCTATTTTAAATTAAAAGGATGGTATTAAGTGAACGCAAAAAATATTGATCTTTTCAAGGGTACAGAAATTGTATTCGCTGATGGAAAGACAAGAGTTGTTAAGCCTCTTACGATTCGTCACTTGCGAGAGTTCATGAAAGTTGCTAACGAAATGAAGGCAACTGATGAATCTGGAATGACGGATGAAGATATTGACAGAATGGTGCAAGCAGCATCGGTAGCTCTTAGAAAAGCTGACCCAGAGCTTGCTAGCAATCTCTCTGCATTAGAAGACGCTCTTGACCTCCGTTGCTTCGGTGAAATTATGGCTGCAGCAATGGGTACAGACCCAAACCTAGCGTAGGGGATGGGGGCGATGAGCCCTTCGTTTGGGATGAAATCCCCTTATTAAAGTATGAAGCAGAAATATTAACTCAAGTTGGTGCTTGGAAAAGTCTAGAAGAGTTAGAAGACTCTTTAATCCTTCATGAGATGTTTTTACTTTATCGTGCATGCGCATATCATTTCTCAAAAGATGTGAAAGGTAGTGCGGTTGCATTTGGAGGAGAAGTTGACTGGGATGACGATTGGTACGACCCAGAACCTTCTCGTAAAGCAGAAGATGTCATTAGAGCCTGGGATATTCCTCAGATGGCAATTGGTCTTGGCTATGAGTCAGGCATTTAATTTATTGCTTTTTTCTCCATATAATGTGATAATTATATTGGTACAACTATGGCTGATATAGATCTAATTATTGCGGTACACACCGATGGCATTAAGCAGGTAACTGATCTTAGTGCTTCTTTACGCAATCTTGCAGCTAATGTTTCTGGCATTACTGTGCCAATGTCTAAGCTTGATTCGCACACAAGAGCTCTGAATAAGGCTCTTG